ACACAAAGACCCCCTATTTTTAAACAGATGAACATAATGAACTTCATATATGAGATGCCAATCATCCTGTCTTATGGAGGCATGGGTAATCCTGAGGCTGAGGTGGGTTATTACCCTTATGAGGGCTTTACCACCTATAGGGTCTCAGTCCATCATGACATGGAGATTCCTGTTGGCACTTACCGGCAGGTAATGGACCACAGGAGCACACTTGAGGACTTCTACTCAAGGGGGCACTTCCCATTCAGGTGGGGACCTGGGAGCTTCAACTCTAGAGTTGAAAATCCCACTTGCTCAGACTTTGATGAGATGCTGAGAGAGCTTATGCTCTTTCCTAATGAGGCATACACTCGGTCTTTCTTACCCAATATATCTGAGGCTATATCATGGCCTCTGGGTTACCCCTGCTCCAAATTCATACAGCTTAGTAATGAGCAAAAATCCCAGCTCACGCTGAGATCTTGGAAGTCAGCAGCTGCCACATGCATTCTGAGGATGAATCCTTGGGTTTCTACATTTGACCAAGCATTTGTAGAGGCCCACAAGATGATCTTGAAGGAGGCAACCAACAGGGGGCTATCCAGGATGCTATTTCCTGGATATGATTTGATTAAGGAGGTCGCCATAGTGCAGCTGGTGAGAGCAATGAATGCTCTTGACATTGACATGACATACAGTAGAATCCCTACTGTGCTGACAAACATGCTTGAGAAACACAAGAATGTGTTTGAAAACGAGAATCCTGACCTTCTGGGGAACAGAAAGTGGATACCTTCTGATGACACCTGGTTTGAAGTCCTGAACTACCATGGGGAGTCTGAGTTTGACACCAGCTCAGACAGCGACGCTGCCTAAGCCCCCCCACCCCTCCCCCTCCCGATCCCATTCTCACACTCCTCGCATAGCAACCCACTAGCTTATTCTTCTATAGCATTAGCTTCTCCCTTAAAACACCCACCCTTTAGCTTATCTAGCTGAAGCTTACTTATCTTTCTATATAAAAATATAAAATTTCAAAAAAACTATAAAAACTACAAAAATTACAAAAACCACATAAAAAAATATAATGAACAACAAAAATCTAAAAAAGCTAAAACCAAAACCCACCCTAAACTTAACCCACCCTCCCAACCTAACCCTCCCTTCCCCCTCCTTTTTTATCCCCTCTCCCCTCCCCTTCACCCCCGGCAGCATCTTAGATCACCTTGGGGTATGCAGCAGCAGCAGCAGCCACATTGGCTGATGGCTTCCCATTTGCGTCCACAATCCCAAGAGCAATCATCAGCTTCCTTCTTTCTGCTGGGGTAATGAAGGAACTAGCCATTGCCGCCTGCATTGGCTGTACAAAGGACTCAACAACAGCTTCCTTGGGCTGGCCTCTTAGACTCTTGTTGATTGTCCTGGAGAACTGGATGAGAAAGACACTCATTGCGTCGACAATCATCTGGCAGTACTCAGCAGGGATGGTGGGATCAACAAGCCCAGCAAAGCATGGGTGCATCATGGCCCTAGGATAGTTGGGAGAGATGGCATCCATTGTAGTTCCAGAAACTGGAAGATGTGGGTGGAGGACATTCAGAGCCTGACAGGTCCAACCAGCAAAAGCAGCAGCAACTCTGGACAAAGTTATGTCGTCTCGCCCTGGGTTCCCGCTCTTCAGTCCATAAGTGGAAATTAGGCGATTAACCTTCACCTTTCCTTCAGGAGACATCTTCTCCACCATCTTGGTGGGCTTGTTCCCTCGGGTCAGGCAGAGCACGATCATCATTTTCACATCATCCTTCCAAGTGGCTCCACCTTTTTGCTGGACCAGCTCAACAATCCTCCTGGCGTCAAAGCCTTGGTATGCAAAGTCTGCAACCCAGCCTTGGATCTCGGCAAGATTTACAGCCTCACCTGAGAACTCAACAGCAATCCTGGCATAATCAGTCATTATTCTGTTATTTTGTTAATCAAACTTTAATAGGGGTCTTTGTGT